CATTTTTTATTTTATTATAAATAGGTTTAATACTATTTTTGATATGGATTTAAGGTTGGTAAATTCATTTATGTATATTCATTCGTATTTTTATCCAACCAACTACCAACTAGTGCTGGATTTTTAACAAATTCCCGAGAAACTGATTCCATATATCCTGGGATTCCTTTATATCCAATCGTAACATCGAGTTTCTTTGATAAACTTGCAGTAGATGGTGGAGGGGGTTCTGATTTATTTGAATTTCTATTAAATAAACCTTGAACAGCATCAATTTTTTTATCTACGGTTGCTCTAACATTGGTACCGAATTTCTCCGCATCTTTTTCTGATGGTATATTTATTGATTCAAATTTGTAACCTTTAATTAAAGCTTTAGCCTCATCAATTTCTTTTTTGAACGCTCCTGTAACGGCTCCTCTTGCCATTCCCGCACCCCCTACTTTTAAATATGCTATTATCACATCTAAACCTCTTGACATTTTTTGTGCTTCGGTAAGTTGTGCTAATGCCATATCTTTAGGGTTCATTTTCTCAAACGCTTCTTTATTAGCTAATAATATTTTTTCTTGTTTAGGTGTTAAATCTTTTAATGCTAACGATTGTTCTTTTATACCTAAACTATCCATTAAAGATTTCGGTACCATAATTTTCATTTCTCCACCATCCATACGAGATAAGTTTGTTAAAAACTCCCTATCTTCATCTTTCATCACTAAACCAGTTGCCATTAATGCGGTAGTTGCTTGAGTCCTTTCGGCTGCTGCAATTGAAATCTTGTTTAATTCTCCCATAGAGATTCCTAATGCACTTGCCATTTCTTTTGCCTTCCTTAAATTAATACCGGTAACTTCAAATCTACCTTGTTGTTGGTTATATGTGGCTAACGAACCTGATGCCTTTATTAATGCATCTTGTAATCCTTCTACGTTATTTGTTGCATCGTACATTAATTTAAGTGGGTCATTAAAATCACCAATAGCTCCACCTAAAACTTGTAAATTAGCAACCAAATCTATTGCACCTTCAGGGTTAAATACTTTATCTGCAATTGTAAATGTAGATTCCATTTCCATTCTAAATTCAAGGGCCTTCTTTGCCATAGTCTCCAAACCCTGAACACCATTTTTAAATCCGTACTCATTAAGTTTACCTAAATTAGATTGTAAAAGTTCCGTAACTTTTTTAGCACTTAAACCTAATGATGTTAATTTTGTTGCGGCATCACCTAACGTCTTAATTGTTTTATCCGCACCTAAACCAACCTTTTCAAATTCACCAATACTCACAGCCATTTCAGGTAATGTTTTACCTAAAGCAGCAGCAACTTCAATTGTATCATCTGTTAATGATTTATTTATTAAAGAAAATTTACCAGATTGTGATGTTAATCCTATATAAAAATCTCCAATATCTTTTAACTTAAAACCAAACCTTGCACCTTCTATAGATGCTTGTTTCATGTCATCTCTTAATGCTTCTGATAGTTCACCACTAATACCTGTTTGTCTATTTACATCTGTAAGTAATGTTGCTTCTTGTTTTAATTGGTCTATTACTTGTTCAAATGCAACATTTAAAAAACCCGTAAATAGTTTTAATGGATTGAGACCTTTTTGACCGATAAGATTTAAAACTTCACTTATTGCTGGATTTTTTTGTTCTTCTGACCCCATTTGTGATGAAACAATTTGGTTAAGTTTGTCTGCTGAAAATTTAACAGCGTCATTAACCGCACCTAACGCCATATCAACAAAACCTCTACTTTTTGAATTTCCAAAAAATCCACCACCGGTACTTGGACTTCCACCCGATAATCCACTCGATAATCCACTTATAGGAAATTTTGAATCTAATTTTTTGTAAAAGTCATCCAGATTTAAATCTTTACCAGCTGCGGTAAGTTTATTAGCATTAAAACTTGCCACCGCAGATTCTCTATTTTTAGCGGTGTTTATAATTGAATTAATAACATCATTTGATCCCATACATATAAATAGACTGATTAACTATTTTCAGTCTCTTTCTCTATCATATAGTTAATATAATATCTTCTAATGTACACTGGCATAGATAGGATGTCCCCATAAGAGAACCCTCTTTTAACCAAAAATAAGATTTCGTCTAATTGTCCTTTTTTATAATCCGTAGAAAGGACGAAAAAATTCTACCCCGAATCCAATTTCAACTTGGATTGTCTCTCCGGACGGGGTTGTAACATTTTGGGTTAGATCCAACCCCGGTTTAACTTGGTTAATGAATTTTCTAAAACTTTGTGAATCCTTAATTGGTAAGGTTTCAATCAAATTTCTAATATTCATTAAATCTTTATTTCCATTAACTGACTTAATCATCATTTCAAGTTGTTTGGTGATAATCGGAGCAACTCCATTACCATTCCAACTTTTTCTAATTTCATCAATTTCTTTTTCTTGTTTTAATGATAAAAAAGTAAATGAAACTTCGATTTTACTTTTCTCCATGAAGTACTTATATTCACCATTAGAATCTTCTTCTAACTTAAAATCTTTAACTTTAATTTCACTTAAATCAACATCAACCGTAAATGGTTCATTTGTCTTTGGGTCAGTTACCGTAATTGTATATTCTGAACCAAATGCTGTATTTCTTAAAAATATAAGAATCGCTTGTCTATCTTCATCAACGATTTCATCAATAGATAATGATTTGTCTAATATTTTTCTTTTTAGTAATTCATCTACAACTAAACCAGAACTAATTAAACTTTGTGATGATAGAATGTTCTCATCACTTGCGGTTAGGTATGCGACTCTAACTGATTTATTTTTGTTTTTATAATGGATACCTTTAGTTGGTAATTCCACCACATCGTATGCGATTGTTGGGTCTATTCTTGTTTCGTCCATAATATAAGTTTATACTATAACTATGAGAAAGTAAAGTTTTTAAATAAAAAAACCGATACCCATTTCTGGTATATCGGTTTCCTATATGAAAAATTATTATATTAATAAACTTGGATACAACGGTCCATTCTTAATGAAGCGTCAATTGTTGCCAAATCATCTCTTGAGTAATCTAAATCACCGAAGTTCAAACTTGTTAAGAAACAACCTTGTAAAATCCATTTTTCAACCACAACTCCCGTTGGGTCTAACATCTCCAATTCAATGTCTTTCTTATAACCTGCAGCATATCCCATACGACCTGTAACTGACTCCGCATGTAAACGGAACCATTCCATAAGTGCTTGAGAAGCTGAAGGACCAATTGGGTCTTTAAATTGAACTTTAATCTCTTCCCACTCAAATTGACCAGCAACATAAGTTTTTGTGTTCAAGAAAGGAATCTCAACTGATTTAATTTTAGCAGATGGTCTCGCTGTGGAGAATACATACCACTCATTTATTCCTAAAGATGATGGAAATCTTAGGATAAATCTATTTTTTCTTTTCGGTTCGTAAGGAACCGGCATTTTCATTAATAAATCTGCCATATTGTATTTGTTAAAGTTTTTAAGTTATTTACTTTCTTATAAATATATCTATATTGGAAAATAATTTTATTTTAAGTTTTTTATTGAAAATACTTGTTTTTGTCAATTATTTTTCGTAGTTTTTTACAGGCTCCAGTATCTAGTTCCAGTTTAAAACTCTCCTTCAATAATTTAATATTTCAATAATAAATACTAGTATAACTAGTTCCAGTATTCTGGGTATAATATAACGGTATAATTGTTATATTATATGGTTCCACGTGGAGCATAAAAAAAGAGTACCATTTCTGATACTCTTCTTCTTTTTATATCTCCTTTTAGATTAGATATTGTCGAATGAAGCTCCAGTTGGAGTGATTACAAATTCCAAATCAATGAATTCTAAAGAACGAGTTGGTTTGATGTAAATCTTACCTCTTAATGTGTTAGCATCAATGTCCTCTGGATCATTAGATACACTTACACGGAAGTCATATAAACCTCTTTCTTTCTTAATTGATTCCAAGATAGGGTTTACCAATCTTAAGAACTCTTGTCTTACTTGGTCGTCATTTTGTTCAAATAA